GTTACGTAATGGGTCTGTTGCGTACGAGCCCCACCGCGTAACATCTTTAGTGATATCTGCTGATGCCATTGTTTTCTATCTCCTTATGCTGTGGTGACTGTTACGCCGCCGTCAAATTGCGCAATGCGAATGACGACAAACTCTGATGGGCGCTGTAGTGAAACACCAACATCGATGTGGACTTCGCCGTTATCGATTGAAGTGATGGTGTTGTTAGTGCTGTCACAGATTACGTAGAAGGCTTCAGCAGCTGATGTACCACGAAGGCCACCCTGACGCCAGTAGTCTGTGAGGAAGTTACCTACAGTTGCCTTGAGCTGACGATACAAACGAGCATCGTTTGGCTCAAAGATAGCAAAGCGGGTAATGTCAGTAAGGGTCTTCTCCAAGTAGATAAGAGAACGACGTACTGGAACGTAGCGGTCAACGTATCCCTGCTTGAGGGTACGAGCACCCATGATGACAATGCCAGCGCCGTTTACATAACGGATAGCGTTGACTGGGGCTGCTGCGCTGTTCATAGAATCAAGGTCAGAGTTAGAGATTGCTAACACTGATACTGCGCCGCCGATGCGGGTCTTGATACCAGCTGGAGCCTTGTAAGGGCCAGCGATAGCATCTGTAACCAAGTACTGGGCAACTACTGCTCCGCCAGGATTGATAGAACGAGTTACTCCTGGAGAGGTTGTTGTTGGGTCTGCGATTACGATTTGAGGGTAGTAGACAGCTCCAAATGAAGAGGCGGTGTAGGCAGCTGCACGAGTCAGCTGATTAGCAACGGTGTCAACAATTGGGTCAATTACTACAAACACGTCAGTACGAGCTGCTGCATATGTAAGCAAAGCGTTAACGTTTGTAGCTCCAACAACTCCTGGGGCATTAAGAACCAAAGAGTTCTGAACAGCATCAAACGCTGAAACAGCTGCAACAATGTCAGCTTCAGCTTGACCACCTGTTGCGTCTGCACCACTTGACAAAGGTGCTCCGTTGATAGTTGCAGGTACGTTTGCTGGAGAGGACGCGTTGTCGTTAAGGTTGGTTAAAGTAACATACTTAGAACCGCTGTTAACAATCTTCAAAGCATAACGAGAATCTGATACTGACATTGAAAGGTCAGGCCAGGTCTCTACAATCTGAGAAGAGGTTGAACCACCATAGTGAACTACGAGGGTAAAGGTTGCTGCTGTAGGTGTCGGCTTAACAATATCTACGTAGACATTGTTACCCCATGCACCTGGGTTAGCTGCTGTGATGGTAAGGGTTGTAGTTGTACCAGCTGCTCCGTTGGTTCCTGAGCTGTCATAAACTGACAAGTTAGCTGCTACTGCACCTGAACCCAATACGCGCTGGACAACGCAAGTTCCGCCATTGTTGTCAATGAGGAATGAGCGCACTGCCATGCGAAGGGTGTCGGTTGAATCTGATGCCCAGTTTCCGTAAAGGTTTACGAAATCTGACCAGCGAGAAATTACTGTTGGTGTGAGCGGACCACGATTGATAGCGCCAAGGAAGGCACCGTAAGTCGTTGTGGTAGCTCCAGCTGAAGGTGGAACTGCGTTCAATACTTCTTGAACGTAGACACCTGGCCGTTGGTAAACTGCCATTTTATCTCCTTAGTTGGGTTTTCTTGTGGGGCCTATTATTGGACGGGGATGTAGTCGGACGGGATGTTCGATGGGGTTGTCGTGATGTCCACTTCCTGTACGTTGTACAGAGCGTTGTTTGCAGCTTCCTGAGTAAGCTCAGTTAGCACGCGGACAGTTATGGTGTTTCTAAACAAGCGACGACCTTCTTCAATGGTGTCGCGCTTAGCGAAGCCTTCCACAAACATGTGGCGCCACTCGTAAGTTGTATTGGTGTTGTCTGTGCCATATTCGTTCGGAAGAGGCAGATGACCATATTTTCCTGGTGTTAGGAACTTCATAAAAGCATTAAGGATTGCGCGGTCATGGCGAGGATGACGTGCGTAAGTAGTGATTTGATAGTAAAGGTCATAAGTAACTGGGTACTCGTAGCTGTAAATAACGCCTGTCTCAGGAGCCACTGCGCCGTTCTTATCGTTGTCGTAGAGGTTACCTGTCATTTGACGGTCAGTTGCTTGACGGATATCTACAAGGTCAATGGTAATAAAAGGGTAGGTCTGGCTACGGACTTCAATATCTGGCATGGTGAACCAGACCTGAACAGGACGCATAGAGCTCTTGCCGTCAGATACGGTTAGCCCTTGAATCCAGGCTTTGAGAGCAGCGTCTTCACGTAGGATAAACATTAGAGGTTCCCATCTCCGAAGAGGTAGGTGCTCCAAGCATCGCCCATTACATCGCTAACGATTGAGTCTGCGGTTGCCTTAAAGGTGCGCATAGCGGGAAGTGGTGGGTTTCCTAGGGAGCCGTACTCTAGGTCATCAACTTCTTTAATAGCAGGAGTGTTTACGTCGTAGTCTAAGTTTCCCTCTTTATACCGAACATGAACCTGTCGAGCTGATTCTGAAGGCCAGCCCATTGAAGTTGCATGGGTACGGAAAAGACCCGTAAGGGTTGAAGCTACTTCCTTAGCGGTAATGTCTATGTTATTTGAGAATGGGCTCACTTAGCGCTTTTTTTCCCCAAGAGAACTGCCGCTGTCACCATAAGCCAGTTATTACGATTATCTCTTGCGTCAGGCAGGTTCTGGAAGATGCTTTTTTCAAACTCTTCGGGTGTGCCATTAACGATATTAGCCATCGTAACTCCTAGGTGAGCAGGGTGTTCGCAAGGGGTGAAGCCATAGGCCCGCACGGGACTACTCTTTAAGGATAAATGAAAAAGCCCCCTTGCGGGGGGCTTAGTCATTACTTCTTTTTAGCTGCTTTCTTAGCGGCTGTTTTTTTCTCTTCTGGCTTTGGCTTAGGAGCTGCTGCTTTACGGGACTTAGCTGCTTTCTTAATCTTGGCGGCTAGTGTCGCGTCGTTCTTTTCATCTTGAGCTTCAAAGGTTTTGCGCTCGTTTTTGTCCATGCCTTTTTCAAACTTCTTGTCGTTGTGAGCCATTACATGCCCTTCTTACGGTTCATGCTAGCTTTTTTAGCAGGGGTAGGAGCTGCCTTCTTGGCAAACTTCTTGTTGGCAGCAGCAAGAGTCTTTTGACCGTGCTTGTCTTTTGGCTTACCACAGCCGCAGGTAGCGCACATTATTCGGCGTCCTCGTCTGAATCTTCATCCTCATCAGCATCGTCGCAATCGCAATCTCCATCGCAATCACAGTCGTCATCTGAGTCGTCAGCTGAGTCATCTTCTGAGTCGTCGGCTGAATCTGTTGAGTCATCAGCTACAGGAGCTGAGTCATCTGCAGGGGCGTCTACTGGCGCAGCGTCATCGGCAACAGGTGCCTCAACAGGTGCGGTCTCTTCTACAGCAGAAGCTGCATCTGTAGCATCTACTGCTACTGGTGTTGTTTCGTCAGTCATTACTTTTTACCTTTCGCCTTACCCTTAGCGGCCATTTTGGCCATCTTTTCTTTTCCGTACTTCTTGTCGCCAGCCGCTGCAGCTACAGCCGCAGGGTTCTTGGCGCCAGACTTCTTAGCCTTTTCTTCAATTGCTGCGAAGCGTGCGCCGCTTCCGAGCTTTGGCTTTTTTGCTGCCATTCGTCTTGCTCACTTTCTTGGGGAGGGGTTTATCTTTAGGGGTGTGTTCTTCCCACTGCTTTGCCATCTGAGGATGGGTTGCCCACATCCACTTTTCTTGTTGCCTAGACTTGAACGGCATAATTACTGGTCAAACATATCAGGTACGCCAGAAGCGTAAGCGGCAAACTGTGGGTCATTAACCATTTCTTCAGGCATGACCTGAACGCAGTCAACGAGTAAAAGGGTAAACCTATCGGCAATAATTCCTGCCTGCTGTACGCCGTATGGGCGGAATACTTCGCCTAGCCAAATCATGCGGCCGCGGTTTTGGAGGTCAGGGTTGCCGAGAACCCCAGGGACGATGGACTCGACGTCAGTAGCGTCAATCGTAAAATGAATCGTATCTGAGTTGTAGAAGCCCTTGACATCCTGCGGAACATTGCCTTGATTGATGACCGCTCTAATGACAGGGAGATGAAACGGTCCGCGCCATCTGCGACCACCTGAAACGCTACCAACATCGTAGATGTCGTCTAGCTGCGTTGTTGTTGGGTCGTATACCCACCACTCAACCGAGCTTCCTACAGGTATGGTGAGGTCAGCCTCAATACCGTCAAGGATGGCATCGGTCTCATAGTTGGCGTCAAATCGACCGCCAGGCTGGTAGCTACGCATAGCTTTAAGGGTACGGCATTTGTTCCTGATACACTGTGCATATGAATCTTGTCCAGCGAGCTGTTGCCAACGGCGGCAAACTGGCCCCCATAGTTATCTCGCAAGGCCTTACGTCTATGACGGGCTTAATGAACCCATCAGTCTTTGTAGATGACGATGGAGATATTTTAGTCAACCTTCGCCATGTTAACTACACCCTCTACCATTCTGAAAACACGCAGCACTTCCCTAGCCGCTGGGGCCCCCTGTCCTACCTGCATCCAGAAAAAGACCAGCGGCTGGCAACTACTAATTACATCTGTCGCCTTAACGCCGACCTTGAACTAACTGACCACGCTTTAATAGACACCTCTAAACTAGACGTTGCTCCGCTTTGGGAGTTTACGGGCGAAGAAGATTGTCGCCTTGTTCAATGGGATGGCGACTACTACGCGATTGGCGTGCGCCGTGATACAACTACTCACGGTGAGGGTCGCATGGAGCTTTCTAAGATTGAGCTGGATAAGAACGCTTGGACAGCTAAAGAAGTGTCACGAGTCCGTGTCCCCGCCCCAGGGGATAACAAATCCTATTGCGAGAAAAACTGGATGCCTATTCTTGACCGCGAGTACCAGTTCGTTAAGTGGACATCTCCTACTGAGGTAGTTAAGGCTGACCCACTGCAACCAGGCTGTGTACAAGTTTCATTAGAGTCTGGGCTTTCTGTAAATGCTGACCAGCGCGGAGGTTCTCAAGTTATTAAGTGGGGCAGCATGTACATTGCTCTCACACACGAGGTTAACCTATTCAAAAATTACTTAGGTCAAAAAGACGGCATCTACCGCCATCGCCTTTGTATCTGGGATGACCAGTTCAACTTAGTAGGACTTAGCCCTGAGCCGTTCTCCTTCCTAGATGCCCGTATTGAGTTTGCTGCAGGTGCCGCTATACATAATGGTGACTTGCTTATTAGCTTTGGATTTCAAGACAATGCGGCGTTTGTACTGCGTACACCTCGAGCCGTTGTTGAAGATATGATTTTGGAGGCGTTGTCTTATGGGAATTGAAGAACTGGTAGTAGCCCTATCTAATGACCCGTTTAATCCAGAGCTTAACTTTGCTTGTGCCAAGAGGTACGACAGTTTGCTACAAAGCGCCTCAGCAGTTTCTTTTTACTTAAGGACCGCTGAGTACGGGTTTCTTACTCACCCCAGCTTGGCGTACGAGTCGTTACTGCGAATGTCTATTTGCTTTGAGAGTCAAAACGACCGCATACATTCAGTTAGTAACTGCATACTTCAAGCGTTGACCGTAGATAAAACACGGCCCGAGGCGTACTTCCTTATGTCTAGATTCTATGAACGCCAAAGCAACTGGCAAGAGTGCTACACATGGGCATCGCTGGGGTTAGACCTTGTACCAGATGCACCTAACCCTCTTCTTGATTATCCTGGTTCTATAGGGCTTATATTTGAAATGGCTGTAGCTGGATGGTGGATTGGTCGTGCTGAGGAGTCTAAAGCGTTGTTCAAGGTTTTGTTAGACAGCGATTTACCTGACGATTACCGTGCGTCAGTTATTGAAAATCTTAAGAGAGTTGGCGTAGATGCTACTGTTTGATATTGGCGCTAATAGAGGCGACGCTGTAGCTGCTGGACTTAACAAGGGGTTTGACAAAATTATTGCTGTAGAAGCGGCCCCAAGAGTTTTTAAATCTTTGGTCTCTAACTTTATATATAACCCAGCCGTTGTTCCACTGTGCTACGCGGTATCTGACACAACTGGAAACGTTGTTGAGTTCTATGAGTGCGTAGAAGATGGGCTATCTACATTAGATAAGCAATGGCTGACCAACCCAAACATGCCATATAACGGCAAAGAGTACCGAACAATTACTGCCAAGACAGTTACCATTGAGCACTTGGTTGATTTGTACGGGGAGCCCGACCTAATGAAGATTGACGTTGAGGGTGGGGAGTGGCTTGTATTTAAAGGGATGACACAAAAGCACGGGATGCTGACGTTTGAATGGACTGAGGCTACCTTGCCTGAGCACTGTGACCAATTAGAGTATCTGGCTTCCTTAGGTTATACAGAGGTAGCACCACAGTTTATTGTCAACCACCTTGAAGAGCCCACAGAGTGGTTTCCGATTGCTTTTCATCTTTGTGACTGGGTGACGTTTAATAAAGCGGAGTGGGAAGACGGCGGCTGGAAGGTTGCAGGGCTCCGACCAACCGCAGACGTGGGGATGTGCTGGGTTCGCTAGAAACCGTTAAACAGTAAGGTCATTACTGTAAAGTCTGGAGCAATGGTTCCCTGGATACCTTGAAGTCCTTGCGTACCAGTTGTACCTTGAGAACCTGTTGTACCTTGTACTTGGATTCCCTGGGTACCCTGCAAACCTGTGGTTCCTTGAGTACCCGTAGTTCCTTGAGAACCAACAATTCCTTGAGCACCCGTAGCACCTTGTGTGCCTGTCGTACCTTGTGAGCCTGTAAGTCCCTGTAGTCCAGTAAGACCCTGAGTACCTGTAGTTCCCTGAGTACCTGTGGTGCCTTGTGCACCTGTTGTACCTTGTGGACCAACAACACCCTGGATACCGACAGCGCCGTCAAGGTTAACTGACCATGTAGCAAATGTTCCAGTACCGACGATACGGTCATTGCTAAATGTTAATGAGCCTGTAGATGGCGTGTAGGAGGTAACAGTTCCGTAAACAATATGTGTTGCGTCGTAAGCAACCACAATGTTTTGGCCTGTGGAGTACTGATAGTTTTGAGCAATAGTGATTGTTGTTGTACCACTAGAGCTGAGGGTAAAGGAAGTAGTAGAGGAAGTGCTGTAGTGGTCACCCGCAACACCCTGCAGACCTTGAGTACCTTGAGTACCTTGAGTGCCTTGTAAACCTTGCGTACCCTGTGCACCTTGTGAACCAGTGGTTCCTTGTGAACCTACAGCGCCCTGAGTACCAGTAAAACCTTGAGTTCCAGTTGTACCTTGGGTACCTGTAGTTCCTTGTGCGCCAGTAAATCCTTGAGTTCCCTGCAGACCTTGTAGACCTTGAATACCAGTAGTTCCTTGTGGTCCCTGAACTCCTTGGTTACCCTGAACACCTTGCGTACCTTGAGGTCCTTGAACGCCCTGAACACCCTGAACACCCTGTGTTCCTTGCGTTCCTGTAAGTCCTTGGGTACCCGTGATTCCTTGGCTTCCTGTAAATCCTTGTGTACCAGTTGCTCCCTGAGTTCCTACCGCACCTTGTGTACCAGTAAGACCTTGAGTGCCAGTAGTTCCCTGGATACCTGTGGTTCCTTGGTTTCCTTGGACACCTTGAGTACCTTGTACTTGGATGCCTTGAGTACCCTGAACGCCTTGTACGCCTTGAATACCTTGAGTACCTTGAACTTGGATACCTTGTGTTCCTTGTACACCCTGGATTCCTTGTACACCCTGGATTCCCTGGGTGCCTTGAATTCCTTGCGTACCTTGTGCTCCCTGTAATCCAACTGTTCCCTGAATACCTTGGTAGTTAATCTGGGACATGCGGATAACTGCGCCCGCTGCCTGTGGAACTGGAGATGCGGCTGATACAGCGTTAAGGTAGAGGTTGGTGCTGTCGCCGTTCCAGAATACTTCATAATAGTCGTTAGCAGTTGCGTTAACCTGCCATGTCCAACCAGTAAGTGTTGGAGTGGTAGATGAAACAACAGAGTCAAACGCTGTTGATACTTGGGTTGCGCCGTTTTTAACAAGCCAGAAGTTTGCTTGGTGGTTTCCTGCGCCCGTAAGAGCAAGTTGTCCTACAAAGTCAATGAGGTAAGTACCTGTTACTGGCGCAGTTAAGCGTGTTAAGTGCGTTCCGTCTGTAACAAGGGTTACACCATTTTGAATGTTAGTTGTATCAAAGCGAACTGCCTCTCCACCTGTTGTTGCGCTTTGGTCTACGGTTGAATAGAAAGAGCCATAGTTAGAGATAACTCCACCAGCGCCAGTAGCACCAGTTGCACCTTGAACACCAACACCAGATGTTTGAGTCCATGTAATAGGGTCAGTTCCAATAATGATAGAGCCGTCAGGATTAGACCCATCAGCGTTCATAATCCAAGCAGTTGAGACATAGGTGGTTCCATGAAGAACGTAGACGTAATCGCCCTCTTCTACCTGACCAACAACGTGGTTATCCGCATCTGTAGCGCGAGTTAACTTCCACGCACTACCGCCTGGGTTGTTCTTACCAGCAGCGGTTACTACATAGATGCCGTTATTAAGCGTTGTTGCTTGACCAGCAACAAGTACACGGTCACCAACACCTAATGTGTAACCATCAATTACTAAAGCCGCATTTGTGCTTGATTGTAGGTATGCTCCTACGCCGTACCCGTTTTCAGCATCAGCAGAACCTGCGGTATAGGTAGGTGTATTAGGAAGTGCGGTGGCCGAAACTGCGTGAACAGACTGGTGAGCGTTCTGTGAAGAGACTGGGCCTTGAATACCCTGAATACCCTGAAGACCTTGTAATCCTTGAGAGCCTTGGGCTCCTTGAACACCTTGCGTTCCTTGTGTGCCTTGAACTCCTTGAGTACCCTGTAGACCAGTTGTACCCTGGTTACCTTGAACTCCCTGAGTACCTTGATTTCCCTGCACTCCTTGAGTTCCTTGGGCGCCCTGAATTCCTGTTGTACCTTGATTGCCTTGTACACCCTGAGTTCCTTGGTTGCCCTGGACTCCTTGAGTACCTTGTGTACCTTGTGCACCAGTGATACCTTGAATGCCGTTAAATCCTTGGGTACCTGTTGTACCCTGCATGCCTGTTGTACCTTGGGTACCGTTATTACCTTGAGTACCCTGTAAACCTTGCACACCTTGCGTGCCTTGGGTTCCTGTTGCTCCTTGGGCTCCGACAGTTCCCTGTGACCCAGTAGTTCCTTGAGAACCTGTGATTCCCTGAACACCTTGCAACCCAACCTGTCCTTGGATACCTGTTGTACCCTGTACGCCTTGTGAACCAGTTGTTCCTTGAGTTCCTTGTGGGCCTTGGATAACGCCAACGTTAACCCACGATGCGCCTTCCCATACATAGAGATAAGGGTCGATGATATATCCATCGCCGTTATTACCTGTTGGGTGCGCCGCTTCTAATTCAGCAAGAGTGCTGTACGAACCAAGAATAACTACAGAGGTACCAGCAGTACCTTGAACGCTAACGCCCTGTGTACCTTGTACGCCCTGTGTGCCTTGTGCACCTGCTGTACCCTGCGTTCCAAAATTACCTTGAATACCTGTTGTGCCCTGGATACCTTGCAGACCCTGAGTGCCTTGAGTACCTTGAGCACCTTGCGTTCCATTTGCGCCCTGTGTACCAACAAAACCTTGTGTACCAGTAGTGCCCTGCGCACCAGTAATTCCTTGCGTACCTGATGCACCTTGAATACCAACAACGCCTTGTGAGCCAGTTAAGCCCTGCGCTCCAAGGATTCCCTGAAGACCAACAGCACCTTGAAGTCCATTAAGTCCTTGTACAGTAGGTACGTCAACATCGATTGTTTTTGAGCCAGAGTTGTAAGTAAAAGAAATATTTGTGTGCGTGCCACTATTAAGGGCATCTGCCACACGCCCTACTGTGAAGTAAAGGTTCTGTATGCCTTCGGGAAGGTCATCAGTTGATTGGAGTGCCGCGGCTGAAATAGCACTTGCGACCTCATCGGCAATATCATTTGGGGTTACTGTTGCGTAGTCAAGGTCACGCCATAGGTGAATGCCATCACCAATTTTAAACTTTCCAGTGTCGGTTTCAAAGCCGATTTCACCTTGAGCTAGCTCTGGGTTGTCGGAGGTCCATGTGGTGGAAATGCCGCGACGTAATTGAATCTTTTGTGCCATTTAGGCATTTCCTCCATCAATGGAATTTGTACCGCCAAATACTGATTCAGGGGAGCCGCCATCTATGGCTCCGCCCGATATAGGGCTCCAGTTTACACCATCAAAGACGTAGACTGTCTTTTCGATTGAGTTAAAGTACAGGTCACCCGCGTACTTGCCAATGGGATTACTCCCACTGGCTAGTACGTTTACGGGTACCAGTGCCTTTTTGCTCATTTAATTAAGCGTGGACAACCACACGGTAGGCGTCGGCTGTTGGCGCTACTGCAAATCCAACAGACACGGCGTTTGTAGAAGTGCGGGTTACATCAGTCATCACTTCTTCGTATGTTGCAGCGTCATAGACAGACACTACTACATCGCGTGTTCCAAGGTTGTGGGTAACGGTAAACGAGGTGTTTGTACCATCACCAACAAGAGCTGCGTACTTGCGTACAACAACTGCGGTGTCAATTGTAACGTTGCCGCTACCATCAACGGTTACACCGTTAGCAGTCTTTACATAAACACCGCTATCGTTATCCAAACCACCGTTTGACTTGATGTTTACCTTTAGGCCAGAACCTGACTCTGAAAGGCTGTCTGAATCAAGTTTGACTGAGATAGAGCCACCAGAGATATCAATTCCATAACCTGCGGTGTACTCACCAGCGGCTGAGAACTGTGTCCAAGTAGATGCTCCAGCAGTAAATGCTGTGACAATCCAACCTTGAGCAGCGTAGGTTCCTTCTTCTACGAGAGTGTAGGAACCTTCCTTGATATCTGCATCTACAGGGTTTGCAGATGGAACAAGTGTTTGAGACCCAGAGTTGTAAATGTAAATTCCGTTTTCAGTCGCAGTTGACTGTGACTTAACCAGAACACGGTCACCGTTTACAAGCGTAACGCCACTGATTGGGGCAGAAGCATTGGCAGTAATGTCAATGTTTGAGTCTGTAGCAGTGCGGACTGAGCCAAGAACATAAAGACCTTGTGCAGCAGCATTGACGTCTGACATCGTTGCAATCTTGTTACCGTCAGTAACAGAGCCAATGTAAGCACGGCTAGAATCAGCCTGAAGAATGAGGTTGTTATCGTAAGCGTTGATGATGAGGTTGTTGTCTGCATCGCTGTTGATTGCTGCGTACTGTGTGCCACCATCACCGTATGCACGGTAGAGGTTGACAGTACCATGTGTCTCGATAACACCTGCACCAGCAGTTCCGCTTAGGCTTACGAGGTTGTTGCCTGAAGCATCCTGAATGTACAGATAACCATCAGTCTCTGTATCAGTTCCACCAGCGTAGATGCCGTTCTTTACATACAGGTTGTTTCCTGATGTAATGTTGTTTCCAGAAGTTGTTTGGAAGTTAGATAGTGATTCAACTCCGCTATCACCAGCAAGTGACACCCAACCATTGTTTGACTCAATAGCAAAATCACCTTGTGTTGCTACCTGCTTAAAGGTGTTGCTATTATTGGTAATAATGCCATACTGGGTTCCATCGTTCCAGTATTCGGTCTTGCGTAGATGCAGTTCACCGTTGGTGAACTCAACAACTGAGTTTAGTTGAAGAGTTCCACTGTCAACATTGAAGACGTTAGAATCAACTGCAGTGATGTAGTTACCTGAGATGTCAGACAACTTAGCAAAACTGTCGCTAACAAGTTGTGACTCAAGAGTTGAAAGATTTAGGTCAACATAAGTGTTACCTGCGTTGGTACCTGTGGTGAGGTATGTAGAGCCTGTGACAAGGTCGCCAGCAATCTCATTGGCAATAGACTGAGCAGTTGGGATATCTGAAGTCTTAGCAAAGCCGTCTGTTACAAGGTTTGATTCAAGGCTTGTGTAATCAACACTAAATACACCAGTACCAGAATCGTAAGAAAGACCTTGGCTTGAAGATGCAGATACGGCGCCGCGTGCACGCGAATCTGTATAGTAAAGGTTGGTCGTACCTTCAGAGAGCTGGTCTGTTGAAGTGATTGCAGCGTTAGAAATAGCTGTTGAAACGTCAGTAGAGTTGACACCAATTTGAACCCATGCGGTTCCGTTATCGATGTAAAGGGTCTGTGTCTGGGTATCTGCATACGCATTTCCTGCGTTACCTGCAGCTGGGCGAGAGGCTGTATTGCCGTAAGCAATTGCTCCACCAACTGGCTGCCAAGCTGAACCGTCATATACACGAAGTTCGTTATGTGCGGTGTTGTAGTAGGTGTGGCCCTTTCCGTATGCGGAAGGGTCAGTTGCAAGGTTTTGAACCTTGAAGTTTTGTAGTTCGAGACCTGTAAGGTCAATAGGGGTTAAATATTTACGTGCCACTCGATTATCTCCTTAAGATAATTAACTTAGATAGGCCTTGCCTGAGAATGCTGCCGAGAATGTAGCGGTGAGAGTATTCCGAGTGGTGTAGTTGATTTCGCCTTCTACAATTGTACCTCCAGAGTCCTGGAATGTAACGTTAGGGTAGAAGTTTAAGTTGTGGGAAATGGCCCACGTATCGCTTGGGGTGTTCTGGGTGTAAACGTAAGATATGGATTCCGCAGAGCCTGTAGCTCCAGTGAGTCCTTGAGGGCCAATAAGGCCTTGGGTTCCTTGGATACCTGTTCCTTGAATTCCCTGAACGCCGCGACCACCAGCTTGTCCCGATGTAACAGTTACAATAATTGGGGCTGGGGGAATGACATTTATATTCTTGAGGCGATTAGTCAAGGGTCACCTCCTGGGTAGTAAAGACCTGTCCGCGAATATACGTTTCTTCAAAGTTGTCATCGCCAGGGGCCGTAGCTTGCAAATCCCAGAATGCTCGGACTGGTAAGTAAGCAGTGTCTGACTTTGTAAGAACAAGCTGAACTCGGCTTAGGTCTGACGATGTAGAGAGGACATTGATAGTAAATGTTCCATACAGTGACGGAGAGTTTGGGTAGGTTCGTATTTGTGCTTTAAAGACAAGACCCGTCACATCAAATGGGAAGTCAAACTCCGCAGACCATGAGTCGCCTTGATAAAGGATGATGTCGTAGAGCTGAGCGGTTGTTGGAGTAGGGGTGCGTCCAAGGAGGTTGTTCTGGATGTAGACGCGCTCTGGCATACGAGAGTCGTCCACTTCCTGACCCATGTAGATTGGCACGTACTTGTTGGTTGTACGAGATGTACGTATGAGCGTACCAATCTCCATTTTCCAAAGACCAATATTGAGAGCCGAGCAGAGCTGATGATATTGGTCCCAACGAGCTTGGATGGTGTTAATAAGTTGGCGGTAGCGCTCCGAGCGGGGAATGCTTACGCCGTCTGGGGCTTGGATATTGATATCAAAAGATGCGTCTGTGGCGAGAGCCCATAAGGCTTCAATCGTAGCCAAGATAGTTAGGGGGTAGTCTTCAACTGGGGGTAGGGTTCCGATGGTAATTAAACTGCCGTAAGCATCTACTCTATTGTAAGTGTGCTGGGTCACAGCGGTATTAACAAAGCCCGTAAGGTCGTCGTCTGTAAAGTATCGGAAAACGTTGCCAGTGACTACGACAGCTTGACCTGCAGCTGGGGCGGTTACTAGATGAACTACGCCGTAGGTGACTTCTACTGTATATCCTGTGTTGATAGCTTGAGCGGTTCCGTTTACCGTAACCATCAGGGTGTTAATATCGACAGGCTTAACTCCAAGGGTAAAAGCCTTAGTTGAACCGTCGCCAACGAAAGTCTTGGTAAATTGTCTTGGTTGGTCTGCTAGTTCAAGTCGAACCTTAGAGACTAAAGTTGTTAAGTCGGCCACGTCCACCCCTGCTCGGTATCCATACAATGATGGCGGGTAATGCCCAAAAAATCAGCGCAAACAACAAAGGGCGCCCCGAAGGACGCCCCTGTTCAAAAGCTAGTATTAAATAACGCCAGCTAGGTAACCCTTTTCCTTTAGGTGGTCAGCGACAGCGCGTGTAACGCGGTACTTCTGCCCAGCTTTAAAGTTGTAGTTGTTTCCAACTCCAAGGGTCATGTTCTCAATATTCTCAATGACGCGGATTTCGACCATATCATCGTTTTCCTTACCAACGGTTGTGGCATTATCCACAATGATGGTTGGTCGATTAGGTACGGTTGCATCGATGACGTCATCCAGCTTCTCAGCCGCTTTAGCTGTAGCCAGAGACATTTCGCCAGCACGTTGAGCTTGCTCTTCAGCATATTGCTCCTGCATGGCAGCGCGGGTGCGTCCTGTGACATCGGACGGCTTTGGTTTTGTAGCCACTGTAAATCCTCCAATATATTGACTCGTAGGCCTAAGTTTAGCATAAGGAAACGGCCCTATCCCTTATGTAAAGGATAAGGCCGCTAGTCTTTACTTAACGCTTATGCGTGATTAAAGATTTCCTGCCAGGTCTTTGGACCAACAATTCCGTTGGAATCAAGACCAGGGTGAGCGTCTTGAATAGCCAAGATAGCCTTCTTGGTAGCTGGGCCATATTGACCATCAGCGTCAAGGTCCAAAGCTTCTTGGATAAGCTTTACGGCATCTCCAGTATCGCCAGGCTTTACTTGACCTGGGAATGGGGGAACTTGCTTAACTACAGGTGTAGCTGGGCTAGCATGGACCCCATCTGTGTATGAGGGGCGACCGAAGCCAACAACAGATGCCCACAAGTGGCGCTTGTTATCAACTTTGTAGCCGCGGACATTCATAGCACACTCGCCACCGTTATTAGGTGAGCCCTTTGGCTTTGAGTCTGGTGTGGTGTTTCCCTCTACAGTAGTGATGGTTCCATCGCCGTTGTCCTTAACCACAATACCAACGTGCTGAATTGGGCTATCTGGCTTAGCGGCTGGAATAAAGGAGAAGTAGACAAGGTCTCCTGGCTGTGGGTGTGCGTTAGCCGCATCTGCCCAAGCGCCCATCTTCTTAAACGCTGCTGCACCCGCTGGGGTGTAGACAGTATTAGGAAGCTTTACTCCTGCCT